TTCTGGCGGCACTGTCCGAAGGAACTCCGAGAGAGTGAGTCCTCATGGGCGCAAGCGTCCATGGTAGGACGAGCTCTCCCTGTAGGTTCCCGTCGTAAGGAGCGGGCCTCGCTTAGGCAGCATTACACTGACCTGGTTGAGACCCCTCATGCGACCCCACGTGCCGAACTCGATAGAGCTCGGCAGTGGGCCGAACAGTGGGCGAAGAGGCACCTTCCTCGAAAGCCGAAGTTTAGCCACGTCGCTCAACTGACTGTGTCAGGTAGCGCGTGCTATACGAAGACTCGAAAGGAGGGTGGCCTCAACGCCGCTCTGAATGAGCTTCTGTGGTTGCGCGATGGCTCGATTGACTCCGACCCCCCAGAAGGGGTGTCCGTCAGCTTATGGCTGTCGGTCATGTCGGAGATCAACCAAGTCATCGATGCCATTCAGCAGTTCCAGCGAGACGGCGAATCCGGTCCCTGCAAAGGGCGGGTCGCTGTCATCAAGGAACGTGGGCTCAAGATTCGTGTGGTGACTGCTATGCAGTCCTACCAACTTGTCTTGGGTCACACCGCCCGGAAACGTCTCGCCATCGGCCTAGGCCGATGGGAGATGATCCGGGACGTGCTGAAGGGCAACCACAGTGACGTCATGGATAGTCTGGGCGGGTCGCGAGGACAGATAGTGTCCTGCGACCTGCGAGCAGCCTCAGACCTCCTTCCTCACGACCTTTGCGATGCAATAGTCGACGGGTTGGAAGGTTCTGGGCTGTTTCTCCCTTGTGAGATCCTGGGGCTACGCTTATGCGTGGGCCCACAGGACATCACCTGGCCAGACGGTAGGCGGGCATTGACCACGCGGGGGATCCTAATGGGTCTCCCGACGACGTGGTCGATGCTCTGCCTTATCCATGGGTTCTGGTGGGACGCCGCGGTTAACGCCACGGTGCCCACCAGCCCCAGTGCTTCCAGGGCAAAAGCCCTGATCTGTGGCGACGACCTTATCGGCGTCGCCACTCCCTCGGAGATCCGCGCCTACGAGAGTCGATTGACTCTCTGCGGCGGCGAGAAATCCGAGGGGAAGCACTTCGTCTCTCCCGACCGAGGAGTGTTCCTGGAGATGCTACTGGACTTCCGGGGCACAGCTCGCTTCATCACGGAAGGTCTACCGATCTTCCGCACGGTGAAGCGGCGGGGACGTCGTCGCATCCGATACCAGGTCAACCAAGACCGAATATTGGACGTGACTCGTGTCGTTCGCCATTGGGCCTTCCCCCTTAGGGGGTTGGTCCTTGGTGAACCACCCATCTATCGGAAGGGGGCCCTAGTGGTCCCCCCACCCGACTGGTGGGCGGCCGGTGTAGCCGAGTCCAGTTACCTGGAACAAGGTTACGACCGGCGACGGGTCGTGGCGGTGGCCCGGACGTTACGTCCGAGCCTGCCCAACCGCTTTCGAGCGGTAGGCATTCCGCCATTCCTCCCCCGGTCTTTGGGTGGGGCTGGTCTAGCCAACCCCTCCAAAGACCTGTGCGCCGGCAGCGCTCCCCGAAG